GATTACCGTTTGTCGTATCACGGCACACCAAGGTATAGACACCGCAATACTTCTGCTGAGAACCAGAAAACTCGAAAGAAATAACATTTCCATTGATGGAGAAATCGGGGATGGTTATCACCTTATTATATACGACAAGCTGCACTTGCAAGGTTTTGGCTTCAAGTGATTCCTGCTTGCCGTTGGTAGTGATTCCCCAACTGACGTGAATGTCATTATGTAATCGAATCTTCTTCATATATTCTATATTTTAGAAGTTTGTGCTCCAAGCTGCTGCAAGGCGATGGTGTACATCTGAGTAGCTTTCGTATCATCGTATGCAGAGAGCAACAGATAAGCAATGTAGTAGATGAAAGCATTTTTCAGCATATCCGGAACGGCTATATCAGTTGAAGACTCAGTATTGATGTTCTTTGGAACGCCGACAAAAGAAACGGTTGCCTCGTCTGCCATTGGCTGCAAGAGAATCCGGATAGGATTTTCCCGAAGGATGGTAGCCTGAGGACGGTCTTTGGTTCCCTTGGCGGTATCATCGAACATCATGAGTGCTTCATCGGAAGTATCTTCTACCGGCACAACAGCCTTGAACCAGTCCTTGCCGCGAATGCGAGAGACATTGATAATCTCTGTGCCGGCATCCATTGAGACTACTCCAATGCCCAGTTGCTCATTGTAGGTAGAAACCTGCAAGGTAGAAGTGGTAGCGCCAATCTTCTTGGAATCAGCCAAGACAGCGGAAGAGGATGCCGTGATGGTAAGCCAATGCAAAGCATCGTTAATCTTCGACTTGATGATGTTATCCATATACAAATCGTCCTTCTCATCGGTGATTTCCGATGTGTTGTTGGATTCCTCGTCTATGCACCAACGTACTGCCTTTATGATTTCTTCTACACTCATTACACCTTATTATATATGTTACTCGTTAAAGTCTGGGAAAATAAGACCAGCCTTAGAAGCATGCTTCATGGCAGTAGCAAGGGTCTTGCATTCCTTGTCAAAACGATTATTTACGTAATTGATAACCTCGTCTGCTGTGCGAATGTCTCTTATCTCTTCGTTCATTGGAGGCTGAGCTACCTTCTTGACAGGCTCATTAACTATTCCCGGCTCAACATTCGGCTCTAATGCCGCTTCCTTCTCCTCTTCAAGTTTTGCCTTTTCGCCAGGGTACTCTTCTTCCTCATGGTCGAGAACAATGGTGTTGTTGGCAAAAAGCAAGCTAGACTCGAGTAAATCCTGTGCGTAACGATTACGAAGCGTAATTGATGGATATTTGTTAGTTACCACATTGCCATTCGTAAAATTGTATCGCATTTGATTACCGTGCTTACCAAGAAGCAGGTAGCTAATATTGTTGTTGTTTACTCTTGCTTTATATGTCTTAATCATATTTTCTAATTTTAAAACGGAGGCAGGGCATTTGAACCTCTGCCCCCGTGGATATATATTTGGATGATAGAGACTCCTGTTACTGAGCTACATCCTGACCTGTATAGATAGTCCAAGCGCTGCCGGTATAATAGTATACAGTACCAGCCTCGTACGTAACATCATCAGTAGGAGAATTAGATCCCTTCTTTACGTAGTCCTTTGTAAGAGCAACCTTCATGCCCTTTGAAGGAGTATCAGGAAGTTTATTCATTGAAATGATAGCATTGAGCGATTCAGTTGCAATCTTTGCAATTCTATCCTTTGGACCAACCAAGATAGAGTTGAAGCCACGAAGTGCAACAGAATCTGCCTCCTGATGAATCCAACGCTTAGCATCACGAACTTCGCCACCACCCTTAGACATGTCGTTGGTCTGTTCCTTCTTGCCAATCTTTACGTAACGTCGAGAAGCCTTAGGGTCAAAGATTACCATAAAGTCGGACATACCCATAAGGTCGAGAGTCTGACACCAGACGAAATCAATCGAGCCGAAAGTATCCTTGAAACGTTTGAAGTTAAGATCAAACTCGTTATGATTGATGAAGTCATTCTGGTGGCTACCCTCTAGCTTGATATTCTCCAAACGCTCAATAGCATTCTTTCCGCAGAATGCGAAGCAGCGGTTGTTCTCTGAGAACTCAGTGAACTGGAGCTTAGAAATTGCGATAAGGTCAGCCAATGTATAGGTATCGTCAATACCGTAGGTATTAGTCAACTGGTTAATGATACCCTCAGAGGTATAAACGTCCTCTATCTGACCATCACCAGTTTCTACCTTGAAACGAGACTTACAGCCTAAGAGGTAAGTACGCTCTGCACGCAGATTATACTTGATGATTGCGTCTGTTTTAAGGTCGGCAACTGTGATAGGCTGCTCCTTCTTAACCTTCTCGTAATCATCGGTGAAGACAATGTTCAAAAGCTTCTTCTGAACATATACTTCCTTCTCACGTGGCTGATAGTTCTCTGGTGTAATTGTAAGCTGAGACTCGGATGCAGCAGAAGATGCAGCAAGGAATGTGGAGCCAACAGGAATCTCAGGACAGGTCATGTTGTCAAGATTCAAGCGTGTATCGCCGGAATTCTTTGGCTTACCATTAATCGCCTGAAGAGTAGCCTTCTTACCGTTAGCTTCGATAACAAAGAGCATCAGATAACCCTCTCGCTTCTCCTGAGAGCCTTCTGCGTAACCAGCTACTTCTGGAACTATAACAGTAGTGCCCTTGTAGAATGGACGGATAGAACCAGAGAAATTGGTTGAGTTAATCTCAATGGTGTCTCCAGTATTGATTTTGACAGTAACCTGACCATCAAGAGTATCACCACCAACACGCATGTGAGAAATTGACCAGTTTCTGATTGTGACGGTCTTAGCCATACGGCGAACGATTGAAAGGAGCGGTGTCTTATAAGGATAGAACTTAACAATCTCATTATCCCATTCCTTCTCAAGCAAACCGCCCTCTTTAAGCTGAGTAGAAGAAGCCTGAGAGCCTGTAAGGTCTTGACCATCTTTCTTGCCGCCTGGACTAAGGCGATCAGACTTGCCTGCCTCTACTGGTTCGGTAGCCTTAACTGTTGCATCGCTTGCAGGATTAGGACCTTCGTCACCAATCTGAGGTTCAACGAGATCTGCCACAGCCATTGCGCCACCGCCTGTAACTACTGCAAGAATCATCAGAATCATCTTACAGATGAACTGAGTAGAAAAATAATTAATTACTTTCTTCATTTTATACTTATATTTATGGATTAATTACTTCTAATATCATCAAAGAAACTTTCACGTTTCTGTTTTCTGACAGGCTTGTTTCCTGCACCCGAACTAGACAGCGAAGGAGGAATGCCCTCTGTTGCAGAAGAGCGGACCTTATTCTGAATCTTCTCATTGCGGGCTTGCATGGCAGCCTCCTCACGTGCGGAAGAAATATCAGAATCGTAGTTGTAGGCATTCTTGAAGAGATTCCATGTCTCGGAAGAGATATTGCCTTCCTCGGCATCCTGAATGACGCCCCAAACCTTACCGTAAAGATCGTTTGCCTCATCATCGGAAAGACCTAACTTCAGCAAAGCCTCATAAGACTTTCTAAGGTTTTCATCCAACTGCTGGCTGTGCTTCTCCTGCTCGGCTACCTTCTCTTGGAACTTGGTAATCTGATCGGCAACCTTCTTGGAAAGCTCTTCGTCTTCAAGAGCAGCCTTGATGTCGATACCCTGCGAAGCCATCCACTCCAATGGGTGCATGCCCTTGCGTGTAGCATCAAGAACCATGGCGCCAAGCCACTTGTTGTTGTCAAGCATCTTACTCAATGCCTGACCGTTCTTTTCATACTCGCCGAGTCTGTCAGCATCATCATTCATGGCAGCATAACGGGCTTCCTTGTCTTCGAAGTCGATGTCAGAATGGCGCTGCGAGAAACGCTTGGAGAAGGCTGTACGATTAGGTCGCTCGTCAACAGGTGGAGTCTCCTGCTCTGCTGGAGCTTCCTGCTGCGTAGCATCCTCTGCGTTCATTTTTTCTAATTCTTCTTTTGTCATAGTTATAACTGTTTGAAAACTTTTCGGCAAAAATGCAAAGAAAACAAAGAAGTTTTGCGGTGTTCCAAACCAGTATATATCAGTCGATTGGAACACCGCAAAGAAAGCTATGATTTTACCTATTTTTGCGCCTATAATTAATAATGTGTAAAGAAATATGGCAAAGGCAAAGTTATTAACACTTAGTAGAGTGATGCCTCGGCATAACAAATATGATTCGGTCAAGGCTCGAAAGCGGAGACAGGAGCACGGCAAGGACTGGGAGCTTCTTACCAGATGTAAGAACGACTGGAATAACCTGAGCGGTGTAAGAGAGACGAGAGCAAGAACCATGAGATACTGTAACGGTGAACAATGGAGCGACACCATCAGAGTTTATCATCGTGGCTATTGGGAAGAAATGTCAGAAAAGACCTACATGCAGAAGCGCAATCAGACACCAATGAGCAACAACATCATGATAAGTATCCTGGAATCTATTGCCGGTCTCTACGCCAAGCAGGGAACGGAACCCGTCTGCTTTGCAAGAGATAATGACTCCCGACAACTGAGCGACATGATGAGTGCTACGATGCAATGCAACTGGCAGACAACCGGCATGCAGGATTTGCTGAATCACCTCATCAAGGATTATCTGCAGGGAGGTCAGATGTTCGTAAGGGAGAGCTGGGAAGACCGGGAACTTGAAATGCCTGACGCTTGGACGGACGCAATGGAACCGGACCACATGTTCTTTGAGTGCGGAAGTGACCCAAGACACAATGACGTTTGTCTGATAGGCTGTCTGCATGACGTAAGCAAGGAAGACCTGTATCAGAAGTTTGCCAGAAGGGAATACGGACTGACGGTTGATGATCTGAATAGGATTTTTGACATTCATGATGTAGACGATAGCAGTTATGGCTACGAGTTCAACGAGGAAAAGGCTTTGGACAATCTCAGCTTCGATTACACCAACAAGGGCAGACACTACGTAAGAGTGATTGAGGTATGGAGTACGGAAACCAAGCCTAGACTACAATGCTTCGACCCTATTGCCAAGAATATGAACAATGCTTGGTTCCGTGTGGATTTGGAAGACACGGCTATGATAAACAAGCTGATTCAAGAGAACGAGAAGCGCAAGAAGCAGTATGATGAATACGGTGTGCCTGAAGAAGACCGTGCCTACATCACATCGGAAGAGCTTTCTGATAAATACTGGTACTACACCTTCATGGCTCCTGACGGTACGGTCCTATGTCGTGGAGAATCTCCTTACGATTTCAAGAGTCACCCATACACCATGAAGCTTTATCCGTTCATCAACGGAGAGATTCATCCTTTCATGACCAACGTGATAGACCAGCAGCGCTACATCAACCGCCTCATCGTAATGAACGACATGAGTATCAGAAGCAGCTTCAAGGGATTCAAGATGATTCCTACAACCGTACTGGGTGGAAGAACACCAGAGCAGTTCATGGAAGAGGCAATAGAATACGATGGATGGATATTCTATACGCCAAAGAGAACAATGCCTAACGTGAAGCCAGAGATTATCACTTCGAATGCGGTGAACATCGGAACAAACGAACTCTTGCAGATAGAGCTGAACCTTATCAGAGAGGTGACAAACGTGAGCGGTGCCTTGCAGGGAAAGACTCCTTCGGCTGGTACGTCGGCTGCAAGATACGCCCAGGAGAGCCAGAACGCAACTACTTCGCTTTACACAATCCTATCCGATATGGAGATTTTTACGGAGAAGCTGGCGATGAAGAAATGCTCAATCATTCAGCAGTTCTACGAGGACGGAAGAAAGATTTTCAACAAGGACGGTCTGAACACCTACAGCTATGACAGGCTATCTGCAAGAGACATTCATTTCAAGATAAGCATCAAGAATGCGGCTGCATCTGCTGCATTCAACACTTTGCAGAATGACGACTTGAAGGAGTTGCTGCAGATGGGTGCAATCAACCTGATACAGTACTTGCAGAACGTAAACAAGCCTTATGCTGACAAGTTGCTTGCCAGCGTGCAGGAACAGCAGGCGCAGCTTGAACAGATGTATCAGCAGCAACAGGCAATAGCTCAACAGCAAGGAGGAGGTCAGGTAGTAGATGGAATCGTACAGGGCGCAGACCAGAACGCTGTAGCACAGGCTATGAATTTGTATAACAATCAAGCAGCATAAGGTATGGAATTACAGATAACGATAGACTGGAGTCATGTCAAGAATGCGGTAAAGAAGCATCTTTCCATCATGGGCAAAAGGCAGAAGAACCCGGAAGGGAACACTGCCTTTGCTGGAATCACACTATCAAGTGCGGAAGAGGACGTGATGAAGCAATATATCAATGCTGCCGTGGAAACCTTTGTGGGAGAAATGGCACAGCTGGTAACCTATTATGATAGCGGCGACTTCCTGACGTTCAAGATTAACAACTCACGCTGGGCAGGGACAGAGACGAGCGTAACGGTTCCATTCGAAGGGAATCTGATAGGCTATGTTGTGGCTTACGTGGCAAACGCCGTACTGGGAATGAATTATCCGGATCTGGCAAAGAAGTATGAGAGCGACATGACAAATCATCTGAATGCCGCCATCAAGCTGGTTTTCGTCAAGACCGAACCAGCAAACAGTGGAGGTGGATATAACATTGATGGAACCTCAACGCTGGAAAACAGCGAGAAGGTTGACGGATATGGTACAGACAATAATTAAAAATGTTAGAACATGAAAATATCATTTACAATCAGTAAAGCTTTAGCTGTAGAAGCGGTAAAGAGCGAAACCTACATCAAGGGCAGCATTGATGTAGCTTCCAACCAAGGTGCTACGAAGCTTGGCTTCAATGAGACTGCAGGAGACATAGAAGTACACGAACGCAAGCTTTCTAAAGACTTCGTGAGAGGAGTAGAAAGACTGAAAGCTGTATATGTAGACTTCTTCATTCCTGATCACAAGACCGTAGGCGATAATGCCATTGGATCAACGTACAATTCGAGTACTGGAGACGCAAGCATCATCATCGACGTGCAGAGACGATTCAATGGTGCGTTGACCGATGCCATTGCCAACTACTCTCAGGAATACGTGGAAGATTACATGTGCTATCAGTGGTGGATTGGTACTGGAATGCAGAAGCAGGCAGAACCATACGCAGCATTGATGCGAGACTTGGAGGAGAGAATCAAGAAGACTTTCACTATTTCAACACCAATGAAGTCGAGTGCCGAATACTCCTCTATCAGCGGAAAGATTTGCAACGATGACGGCAGCGACTTTACTGGTGAAGAATCTTAAACAAAAATAACGGAGGAAGAGAAAATGATTATCAAATTCCAATTAATCAAGTCGCTCATCATAGAAGCGGCAGAAGAAACGACCTATCTTAAAGGTCAGATAGACAAGCATACGATACAGAATGCTAGTCAGGCATTCGTGGCAAGTGAGACCGCAGGAGAAGAAGCCTTATCCAAGCGCATCTTTGAGCATGACTTCCATACAGCACTGGAGTTGCTTAAAACCATCTTCATAGAGCACCTTGCGGTGAGTGCTCAAACCATCGGCGACAACGCCATCTACTACAATGACAAGCAGGATGATATTGTGGAGTTCAACCTTGAAGTATCTCGCAGATACAACGGAACATTGACAGACACGCTGGCAAGGCTCTGTTCCAAGTATGTTGAGGACTACATCATTCAGCAGTGGTGGTTGAAGACAACCAATCAGAAGCAGTCAGAACCATACGTAAGTATGCTTGCCGAGGATGCACAGAATATCCGCAAATGCTTCGTGTTGTCCCGTCCGCTGGTGCCGAAGGTTCCTTATTCTTCAACATTGACCGCCAAGGTTGACGGAAGCGACACGGACGGTGGCGTTACAATAGCAGTAGAGAACGATGAAGTGACCCTATCCTACTC